AAGGCGTAGCACTCTTGAAGTCTCCACGTGAGCCGTTTGTAGTGTTGTGGGTTTGAACATTACCAGAAGGCACACCGCGCATGTCACCCGGTGTTGACTGTCTACCACGACCATTGCCGCGTCGAGCATACGCTTCGATCTGTGGCCGCAATGGTGATGTGAAGTCCATGCCTCTGCGCTCTACCCAACTACGAAGTTCAAAGTATGCACGTTCAGGCGTCAGGCCATGTTGTGATACTAGGTTGCTAATCTCTACACCATGCGTTTCAGCATGTGGATGTTGCTGCACGAAGCTTTCCATCTGCTCCTGTGCGCGTTCTTCAATCTGCGCTTGTCTCTCGCGCGCCTGAGTTTGTTTCTCAAGCGGACCCAAGCGACGATCTAACTCTTGCTTAATGACACTCGCATTGATAGCAGGCACGGCATCATGGCCGAGTATCTGCTCCATCGTGGCACCTGCCGCTAGTACGCGAGCTATAACATCGCGCACGGCAGTGATGGGGTCTTTCTCAGCTAACGCACGTAGCTGCATTGCCTCCATCGCCATCTGGTGAGAGAGGTTATTCTGCTTCATAACTACATCAATCTCTCTATACTGGTTGAGAGCTTGATGCATCTTACGCGCTTCGCGCCCAGCTTGGTTAGCTGCGTACTGTGCGCGGTTGAGGTTGTATGCTAGCTGCTTCTCACGTCGCGTTGTAGCAACGATGTTACCATTCCTATCAAGCAACTCACCGCGTGGGCCTTTCTTAGGCTTGTCAGTGAATAGCTGATCCTTGTCATCACGCTGTTTAGCTGTGTGACGGTCGCTGCCAGTTTCAGGCTTGTCGGCCTGTTGAGGTTGGTTGTCAGACGGCGTGTTATCGTCTAACTGAGGTTGTGATAGTGGTTGATCTTGCTGTTCAGCACTATCACTCCCCTCATCACCTCCCTCATGTTGCTGTGGAGCATCTTTGATGCCGAAGCTGTCACCAACCTGCGACATCAAATCCTTGTCTTGCTCGGCCATTGAAGCCCCCTTATGCGGCAGCGCCGCTTTGCATCTGTTGTATCATCTGCGTAGCTATTTCAGCTACACTCTTACCACGTGCCAGTTGCACACCTAGTGATTGCTTGATTTCAGGTGGCAAGCCGTCAATTAGACCAGCGACTTCTTGCACTATAGATGCAATGTCGTCAATCTGCGGCATACCGCCACCACCTTGACCACCACCACCCGCACCGTTAGCAGCACCCTGCGCTTGACCACGCGCCTTCATAGCTTCAACAACCATCTCTTGCTTACGATCAGCACCTTGCTGTTGTGCCTGCTGATCACCCTGTTGTTGCTGTACTTCTTCAGGCGACGGCGCAGATGTCTCCTTGATGATGCCTTTGTATATCAATTCCCAGTCTTCCTTACTCACAAGCACGTTGTCGAACGCACTTGCTAACACTTTCAATGAGACGACTGCAGCTATAGGCGTAGCACGTGTGAATTGACCTATAACTTGTGAAATCTGCAGCGCCTGCTCCTTCTTTGCGCGTGATGTAGGCTTGAGTGTGCTACCGCCTACTACACGTGGTGTGAATTTGGTGCGGATCGTCATAGGATCGACATTTTCCCAATCCGCAGCGAACTTATCACCTAATATCCCTGCAACTTCCTCTTTAGGCATGAACTGCATACACATTTGTGCTGTTAGCCACAGTATTGTGCCTACTGAGTCCTCGATTGCGTCCATTTTCTCGTCGGCGCGTGTCTGAACCTGACTTTCGTAGCTCTCGATGGCACGATTAGTGGTGTTTGTCTTGTATTCTACACCACGTTGCACCGATGCTACACCTGATAGGCGGTCGATGGCGTCTAGTACGGGCTTTTTGTCAAAAAACTTGATCGCTTCTGCGCTAGGAGGTAACAATGGGCCAAGTACGTCACCTATCTTCTTGCCTTCAGGTAGATCAAGGCCGATTACGTTGGTATCCATCGTGCCATTGATGATACCTTCAAGCAGCGACGTGTCCTTTAGGCTGTTCTTGTCATATGCGAGCTTACCAGCGGCGAACTTACGCACCTTGGCCCACTCATTGTTGATGACGTTGATGTCATCTTGCTGATCAAGGTAGTATGTGACTTCACCCTTCGCATACATGGTGACAGGATCAGTGTGAAACTCCATTGGTACTACTGAGAAGAACTGATCCAGATGATATGGATCATCCCATACCCACAGAGGATAACACCAATCGTTGCAATTATATAGCTCAACACGACGAGTGACCTTATCCCATACATATACCACTTTAGTCATCTGCGCGGCGAGGAAGGATTTCTGATCGCTGTATCCGTACTTAGCGTACTCACTTGTAGAATAACTAAAAAGTTGGAAGTTGTCCGTCTGACCACGTTCACCTTGATCGGGCGATACTCCAGCTTTGATAACATTCGTAGGAGAGAAGACAGATTCCCATTCATCGCTATCCGGCTTCTTTCGCCCATAGCGAGCGCGCAGTAGTGATGTATACATGAGGTCTTCAATCATCACCCAGTTGGTAGGACCACTAAGGTCTAGCTCAGTACCTGTAGGATCGACTATTACCTGATCAGGTCTACGCACCTTACACCACGGACCTGATGGCGTGAGCATGTCAATTGTATCTTCCAACGCAAGTAGCTTGCCCTCAGTCTCTTTGATGTCCTTCTGCGACTTAGCCTTCTCAAGCTCAAGAGCGAGCTTCTGTATCTCTTCAAGGGCTGCTTCACTGCTGTTCTGCTTGAGTGTATAACCTACCTCAAACCAACCGACGTTGGTGAGTGTAGTGCTTACTATATTGCGCTTGACCTTACGCTTCAGGTTCAAGCCAGGTGATGTCTTCTTAGCAGCTAATACGTTGACCAGCTTCTCAACTATGCGGGCGCGTGGTTCGTCTTCTTTATCTTCAACTGTGAACTCCGCGTCTGGGTTCTTCGTGAACAGCATAGGTACAAGCGCACTGACATTCGCGAAGACGATGTTCTCTGTGCTGTTGAACTCGCCTTGCATCGGCGTGCCTGCTGTCGAGTCATTGTCACCATGTCTATTGCTCGCGCCTTGACGAGTGTGATCATGTCTGTAGTAGCGGTATGCTTCATTCCATGCGTCGAGTTGTTTAGACATTGCACTCTTGCCTTGGTCGTAGCGACTACGCCACAAGGGTCCGCGGTGCTTACTAACAGGTATCTTGCTCTCACCTAGCATACGGTAGATGGGCATGTCACTTACTGGAGCGCCGTCAGGCTTCATCACTCCTTCATACGAGTTGAATGCTGCACCGTCTGTGTCGGTAGCATCAACTGCACGTGGCGCTGTTAGTGGATCGTTGTAGTCTTCAGCCATAGCGATGTGCCTTTGAATTGTGCTTAGCCTTGTCGTTCTCTTGCCACATCATCCAACTAGGCACACGTTGTTCAGCAGCAATCTGGTATCTGCCTATGTCAGGCATATCACCGAGTAGATACTTAGTTGTATCCATCGCATGGTCGTTGCGATCTATCGGCTTGTCAATGCGTTCACCAGAAGTAGATTGCTGCCAGAAGTAACCAGCAACTTCATCTGTCCACCAGTCCAACTTGGCGTTGATAAATAAGCGAGGTGATCCTGCAACACGCTTGATGGGATGAAGCAGTGTGTGATTGATGTTGAGATAGCTGCCAACCTTAACAATGCCATTGTTGACATCATTGTTACCACGCTTCATCAGGATGTTGTCTTCCTTGAACATGTCAGCAACTGTTCTACCTACAGTGCGCTTGCTGATTGTCTTACGACCGAAGATGCTAGGGTCAGCTTGTATCTTGTGCATCTCATCAGCTTCAAACATCCACTCCTTACGTATACGCCGTATACCTGCTATCTGCTCATCAAGCGGCATCTCTTTCTTGTAGAAGCCATCGCATATGATGACATGCGACTCTGGTGTTACGAATGCTAGGATGTAGCAGGAGGCTTGTGCTTGTCCATAGTCATACGCCTCGATCCAATTTGGTTGATAATGTGTCTCAATGTAGCCATCAAACAGAGAATGTATGTTCCCTTCTTGCAGTAGATGCACCGATGCGTCGTATTGCGGATATACGAGTCCTTCATAAGCCACCCACTTGCCAAGGAGGAAACGGTCCCGTTGTTGACCCTGATACATCGTCTCCAGTGTCTGGATGAAATCGCCTCCTTCAGCTTCGTGGACGTGTCGGAGTTCATATGTGCTACCCTCTATCACTTCAATCAACAACTGCGGCTTATCATCATACAACACAGGCTTACGATCTACATCACGCATACAGATCAAGTCATCTGTTATGATGCCTGTTGTCTTATACTGCGCGAGTGGTCTGACTAACTTAGTATACACCCAGTTGCCGGTTGGATTACATGTCAACATCATCCAACGCGGGCCTGTCACAGGCATAGTCGCGTCGTCGCCCACATATCGCGCACGTCCACGTAGCCGCCCAAAGAGATCGAGGAAGTCTTTGTGTGTGATCTCTGGGTCTTCCACTTGATCCACTATCACCCAATCGAACGTCGCCGAAAGCAAATTCGAGCTGCTGCTCTCTGTCTTCGTGCCTTGTTGTGCTATGTACCTGAAGTATATCGTCGTGCCGTTCTTTAGGTGACAGATGTTGTCGCCGTTCTGTCCTACTGCGAATGAGACGATCCATGTCGGTGGACACCATTTCTGAAACTCCTTGCGTATAGTGTCGTTGAGCTTCGGATAGGTACTGCGTGATATGAGGCCGACTGAGCCAGGATACTGATCAGCGAGTTGCAGTGCTTTGATAACAGCAGCAGTAGTCTTACCATTGCCAAACCCTCCACCATACACTTGCACCTTAGCACGTGAGTGTAAGAAGCGATCCTGCAAGCTACCCTCTTTGAGTAGCAACTCAGGTCGCTCAGCTACATCTACTCTACGTGCACGTGCCATTAGCGTATGTTCGTCTCTGCCCAGTTGGTAGCTGCACCACCGAGGTAGCGGTAGATCGAACCTGTCGCAGTGTCTACACGCATCTCACTGACGTAGCCTGCAGTAGACGGCACACCGCTGGCGAACATAGTAGGTGCATCGTAGCTAGGATCAACTACACCATAGAAGCCGTTGGCGATGATACCTTGTCCGTCCTTGTTAGGTACACGTGCCATCACTTGTCTCCTTTGATTGGTGTCACATCAATAGTAGGCATATGCTTAGGCTGTGCGATCTCACGTATGTGACGAATGATCAGACCACCTTCTAACGAGTGACGATGCTCCATCACCTGCTTAGGACTAAAGCCACCGCGATCTAGCATGTTCATTGCTATGCGAGCCTTAGTAGCAGGTCTAGTCTCTTCATCCTCTAACAAGTCCTCAAGCTTATCCAACGCACCACCACTCATAGCATCAATGCGCTTCTGCACATTGTCACTAGTCAGTGCTGCAAGATTGTCGCGTAGTAGTATGTCAAGCTGACCGAACAACTGTAAGCCTTTGATCATGTCAACTTGACTGATCTTCAAGCCTGTAGCTTCAGCTATCTCAGCGTCATTGATACCTAGGTTGTAGTACAACCACACAACGCCAGCGGTAGTCACTGCTTTAGTGTCAGCAGGCAGATCAATAAGACCACGGCGAATAGCACGATTGTTGCGGTCACGACCTCGTACAACAGTAGCCTCGCTCGTCTGCTTCGTCTTTGCTGTCTGTTGTTGTATAACACTCTCTGGCGATGTATTGGGTAGTATCGCCTGGCCCGTCTTAGTATCAATGATAAGTCCATTGGCTAAGGGTAGATCAGTCATCGTGTACGCGGTCCACGCTTGACACCTGTCTGTGCTACACCACGCTCCTTCGCGGCGGCGTCTCTGTACATCTGCCTGATCATATCTTGGTTGCCACCAGCTTTAGCCTTAGGTGTAGCTGAAGGTGACGCAGGCCCACGCATGTTAGGACCACCTATGTTAGGTGCACGCATCTTCGGTCCACCGGGTATGTCGCCACCCATTGATGCACTTATAGCTGCATCCATACCACCTGCACCAGTCGGTACACCACGCGGCATAGCACCACCTCCACCTTGTCTACCTGCAATGATCTGTTGTGCAGCAGCTAAGTCTTGCGCTGTAGGCATACCACCAGCACCACTACCGGGGCCGGGTGCTTGTGCTTGTGCTACATCTTCAGGTGATGCAGCAGCCTGTGCTTCCATGCCTTCATACTCGGCATCAGCATCAGGTGCTACTTCAGCTTCATCGGGGGCGGAGGGTGCAGAACCCGTGGGCTGTGCAGGTTGATCAGGTCCACCTTCACCCTCCGCAGCAGCATCAGTAGGTCCGCCGTCACCACTGACACCACTAGCTTTGTCTGCTGCACCGTCTATCCACTCAGTAGCAGCACTAGCTAAGTCTTCAGGACTAATCTCTTGACCTGTAAGCTGTGAGATAGCTGCAGCCATTTCATCAGGTGACATCTTAGACAACTGTGCCATGATGCCAGTGATATCACCACCACTCATGCCACCTGTCTGCTGCATCAACTGCTGGATCATCTGCGGATTGATACCAGCAGGCATAGCACCGCTCTGCTCCATCTCATCAGGTGTAGGCATACTATGTATCCCTATTTGTTGATAGTACCAACCATGCTACCACCACCGTTGCCGCTCTTGTCAACAGGATAAACAAGCGGTGCCCACGTAGGTGTCATCTGCGACTGGAATGCTTCCTTCTCAGTAATAGTAGTAGCGTGCAGTGGTACAATTACATACGTTGCAATAGGACGCTGACCACCTTGGTTCAAGCCATCAGCTTGTATGGCTGCAACCTGCTTGATGCTCAGATCAGCATTGGCACCTACACCGTTGCAGAGCGCACGTCCGATCTCACCGACATACTGACCACCTACTGATGCAGTGAGACGAGCAATGCTACGCATCGTTGCTGTTGCTTGTTGAATAGGTGCGTATGCTTGTCCGAATTGATTATCCCAACCGCCTGCCCATGATGGCATGGTGTTCACTCCTGATTGTGCAAGATGAGGTGGAACTTACACAGTCCCATCATCGGCCATAGCACGCATACGTATAAATGTCAATAGACGCAACGACTTACACTACCTATACATAGATATACACCGTATACATCCCGGCCCGAAGGGCCGGAGCCTAGCCGTGGCTTCATTCACTCGCGAGTGTATACATACAAGCGACGACGTAGCAAGCACTACGACTTGCATTTGTGTGCTATATGTGATATATAGTAGATGTTGCGTTGATACTACTTAGCACTCATACTACTAGCTCATACACAGGGCGACGTAGTGTGAGTGCATTTTTATTTATACATACTAGGTACTTATGTATATATGGCGACGTTGTATGTGCATGGGGGGGAGTCTTGTGCGTGCGTGATTTCAATGATACATGCAGTGGATGTCGGTGCCCCGTGCCCACCCACCCGTCCGCCAGCTATATGCTATTTGGGAAGTGCGCGGGGAGCATAGCTGCTATGCATCAGACGCAGACATGCAGTGTATGCATAGCTACCACATATAGTAGGTATGCATTCGCGCTATACTAGATGTAGTGTCAAGTTGGGCAGACGCATAGGTGAGCGGCGCGCCATGCATCCACGCTGTGCCACGTGCTATTGACACTATATGTGGTATAGCTTGCCCATGTACATTGTGGGCAGTGATAGTGGGCAACATGTATACGTTGTATATCCAATGCCCATTCTACGTTGTCTAAAAAACAGCCCTTGCGTCTGATGTTTACCTCAATTAGTATATTGACAGTTGGACGGCTTCCCAGGGAGCGCTTGCGGTGCAAGCCCTGGTTCTGGTCCCCCAGCTAGCGGCTAGCGCTTTGATCGCACGTAGTGCGGGAGCCTCGCGTATGTAACCCTAACGCCACAGGCATAAGCTTGTGGTGAAACAACGCAACATGAAAGAACAAGACAATGGCTTCTAATCATTCGACATTCGGCTCCGACATTCTCCGCAATGCAACGATGAAACTGGAGAGTGATACCGGCAAGCTGATGCTAGCTGACAAGCATGCATCAGAGTTTGCTAACATCCTCAAGCGGCTGGATATGCCCAACGCTAAGACGCGCGCGGTAATCCTCGAAGCTTGGAAGGCTACGCCTACAGGTGACGCCTTTTACCTTGAGTATGATGAACTCAAGGCGGATGGCGAACAGCGCACGCCTACTCAGGAGAAGCAATTCGCCCTGATGAAGGCGCGTCTCAATCAAATCAATACCACGATGGAACGCGCGTTGAACACCTATCGCGGTATCGTTACGCTTCGCAAGCTTGGCCGCACGGTCAAGGTTGAGAAGGCTAAGAACGTGAAAGACGTTGAGAACGCTGATGTTTACTACTGCTACGTTAGCTACATCAGCGACAAGCTTAGCGACGAACAACGCAAGCTTGAGAAGGATGAACCCGTGTTGTTCGATGCTAGCAAGCTTGCTCGTATTGCTGGCATTGCTGATGCTATCACCGACACGATGGCGACTGTTGATATCCGCCGCTTGTGCTCGCCTAAGTCTGGCAAGCGTAACAAAGAGACGCCTGCCAATGGTCACGCTGACCACACTAAGGTCAAGGAACACGCTGTGTCACTCGACACTGAGGTAGCTACGCTCATGAGCAATGGCAAGCTCGCGGGTGGCAAAGGCGTGAATGAGGCCATCGGCTTGCTGTACGCTCGCCTTGAACGCGAGCTTAGCAGCGAAGTGAAAGAGGCAGGCCTCAAGGCGTACGATGCGGAAGGCGCAACCGAGGCAGTCGCCTAACGTATACAGCGTATACATGCCGCGCGTCACACATAGGCGCGCGGCATGATGCTACACATAACAAGCCCACGCAATGTCAGGCACCGCACCCATCGGTGTGCCTCGACATGCGTGGGTTTTTTTGTGTTCACACTCAGCACGCAGTCAGTTACGTACGCTCGCTCGCACACGTATGTACGCTCGCGCCCGCCAGCCCTTACGTACGCTCCGATACACATTGTATACCTGCCCCGCGCAGCCATGAGTTCAAACATCATAACTCAAACGCGCACATCCCCCAAGCTACAAACTACATAACACAAACATACGCACGCTCTGTTTGGGCTATTTGTCATTTAGGCATGTGGCTACAAGTGTCAAACACGACTTGCTTGTAGTCCTATATGTGGTATAATAAAGGCTGTACAAATGAAGAAAACAAGTGGTGGTTGTAATAGATGGTGTGACTTGCACACTGTATACATGAGAGGGAGAGGTGTATGTGGAATGTACTATACGTGTTGGCTGCATTAGGTGTTGCATGGTATATCAATGTGAATGATCCACCTGCACAAGTGCAGTACTGCAACTGGCGTGCGTCTGTTGATGAATGCAACTAAGGGAGATATACAATGAATATGTTATCACTGAGTGAGATCGCTGCTAATCAAACTGCTAAGGTGTTTGAGGATGTTGACAAGATGCGTCAACTAGTGCCATCGTTGTTTGCTACCAATCCACATCCACGTATGAGTGGTAAGTATGCGTTCACTAACACATATGACATACTACTACACATGCACAACCGCGGCTACCGTGTAGCTAGCATCATGGGTGGTGGTACATCATTCCGTAAGGTGTTAGTGCGTATGCGTAATGATAAGCATCGCATTGATCAGCGTATGCCTGAGATGTGTGTGCTTGATAGTCATGATGGTAGTACACCTATCAAACTAGCAATAGGCTTCCTTGATGGCGTGTGCTTGAATGGTATGATAGCAGGCGACTTCTTCTATGCGCGTCGTTACTTACACCGTGTGCCTGACCTCATGCAACAGATCATGCTTGAGTTGGATGATGTAGGTGAACACATCACACGCATGAACAAACGACTTGATGAGTATACAGCGTATACAACTACAATAGGTGAACGCCTACGCATATGTGATGCTGCTATCACTGCGCGTTGGGGTAGCGGTAAAGAGGTAGATGAAGGCTTCAAAGCTATGCTACATGCTAAACTACTCGCACCTCGTCGCATTGAAGATCGCAGTGATACACTGTATAAAGTGATGAACGTAGTACAGGAGAATACACTGCGTGGTGGTCAACACTACGTCGCTAACAATCGCATGAACAGCATCCGCTCTATCTCTGCTGTTGACCGCAACGTGAAGATCAATCAAGCTATCTGGACTGCTGCTGATGAGGTGTTACAGGCAGCTTAGTTGCGTTGGCTAAGCATGATGCTTCCGGCCCGCTGCGCGTGCCGGGTTGTGTATATCTGTTATAGGTGAGAGGAGAGGAGACTATGCTAGCGCAGGATTGGCTATATGGCGATCGTGCACGTAGTAAGTACGACAGCTTTGTTGAGCGTCACCTTAAGCTACCAATCAAGTTCAATCCACACTCGTCGCTAGCTGTGTTGAATACACTCGCAGAGCGCATCGTCTTCACGGACGATGTGCCTTCGCTTTTGTATGAGATGCATGACAACAAGCAGCTAACATTCGATGGCATGTTATCAACTGCCAAGCTGCCATACGACTGTTTCTGGCTTGAGTACACATCACGCATAGGCATAGGTGACGTTGATGAGATTGAGTATGCTAAGTATGGCGCACTTATACAGCGTGTAGGTCTGAATGCTGTACGCATGTACATCATCACAGGCTTGAAGCTCAAGTTGCCTACTGAGACATTCGACAAGTCATGCTCACTAACACAGATCATCGAGTTTGATGATTGGCCTCCTACTGTGCGTGATGTAGATGGCCGCATGATGCTACGCTTCTCTGTGCTATGGGCGTTCAATGAGGATAAGCTGAAGAAGAACACGCCGCATATTGCTGAGCTAGGTAGCGTAGTGAGTGAGATCATCTTCGGTATCTTCCTAGTAACACAACCGAAGATATACAGTGTAGACACGGTAACATGGAAGGACAGTCATAAGCGTGCACGCGCACTCAAGGACAAGCCGCCGTTGTTAGAGTATCGCAAGCTCAAGCTACACATCGGTAAGACACACAAACACTACGCGCAGCGGCCCGCCATCCGCAGCGTACCTAGCGATAGCACTGATAGTGTGGCAGCTATCCAACATCGTCGCTACCACAAGGTGATGGGTCACTTTCGTCACTACGTCGATCATGATCCACCACATACAACATGGATTGAGCCACACTACCGTGGTGATCCATCACTAGGCGTCACATTCACTGAGAGGGATGTAAGCAAATGACTACTCGCTTAGTCGCTTATACAATGGCACAACAACTTGAAATCTTCTATCGTCATGAACTGCAACAAGGGAGAGATGACATACCAGAGCCTAGACGTGTGTATATACAGCGTGCTGATGGTGCACACATCCCGTTGGATAGCACACTGATAGTGATGTATAGTGATGAGTAGCAATCCTAACAGTGACCGTGTATGGCTGCAACCAGGGACACGCGCACAGATGCTAATCTACCGCACTGAGAGTAAGACATGGCAAGTGTGGACTGCTACTAACTCACGCACAGGCGATAGTCGCTTGTGGCTAGGTACATACATGGAGCTATACCCTGATGGCACATGTATGCAGGTCAATCGTACTGCTACTGATGAGACTGCAATCATGGTTCGTCCCAAGTTCGTACACAAGGAGTTCGATCAATGATGACACCACTGACTACAACGCAGGTGCCTGAGATGGATGAAGCTCGTATGGCATTTGCTAACAAGCTCAACGACCACATCATCAAGCTGCGTGAGGAGTTGCGTATCAATGAACTTATCTTGGAGAGTATACTACATTCTCTTAGTAGCCAGACTGAAGGCATGGCTCAAATGAATGCCGAGATACATGCTGAACGTATAGCTGCTGCACGTCATCGCCCTGTCATGTTGACCGAACAGGGTGAAGACTTACTCAAGAAGCTCGGTCAATCTATAGTTGCTAAGACTAACGGCGCTGATCAATCTTAACCACGTATCTCTGTGAGAGGAGAACACTACAATGACTAAGCTCGTATGCTTCTACAACAATGGTGACTTCGACACACGTAGCTTCACCATCATGGGCCTATCCGCTAAGCCCAATGAGAACGCAGTAGGCTTCTTTGGTACTGGCTTCAAGTATGCAATAGCCACGTTGCTGCGCTATAGTGCGAAGGTGAAGATGACCATTCGCAATCCACACGCGCATGAAGATGACTATTACACAGTGTATACCTTCAGCACCAAGCCTGACCACTTTCGTGAGCAGGAGTACGACTTTGTTCACTGCTGCGTTGAGGATGCCAGCAATGAGTATGAGCCACGCTTCATTGAGTTGCCGTTCACCACGCACTTAGGTGCTAACTGGCAACTGTGGCAGGCGTATCGTGAGTTGTTCACCAATGCGCGTGATGAGGGTGGTGGTGTGATGGCTGTCACTAACACATTCATCAAGCCCGCGGACATCTGTGTGTATGTAGAACACGAGGACTTCAATGTCATTCATAGTAACCATGATAAGTACTTCATCAACGACATCCCTACACTCGCTACCTCTAGCGATATGCGTTGCTGCGCTCGTATTGAGCATAGTGATAATGTCGTCTACTATCGTGGCATGTACACTGGCACCAAGCTTGAGAAGGAGACGTACTTCACCTACGACTACACCAGCAAGCAAAAGCTGACAGAGGATCGTACGCTCGCTGATACGTGGTCTATTCGTAATGACATCAGCGAGATATGGGTACATGATCTGTCATATGACATGCTCGTTGAGAACCTGCCATACATTAGTAAGAGCCACTACTACGAGAGCCACCTCAACGACTACTCATACAACATCAGTGATGACTTCAAGCGTGCGTGTAAGTACCTCATCGACACACACGTGCCTATCCCGTACTGGGCTATGAAGCTGTACACTAACACGCTGCCGTTCAATAAGCAGATCGACCGCTATAAGCTCGATGCCTACCAGAAGACGTTGCTTGATCGTGCTATGCGTGTGATGAAGCATCTCGATATGATCGTTGATAAGAAGATGGTGCATCCTTGTGTATCATTGCCTGATGAGGTGTTAGGCCTATACCGTGATGGCTGCATCTACATCAGCAAAGGTGCATTCGACAAGGGCTTCACTACGTTGCTTGGCACATTGTATGAGGAGTGGCTACATCACACTACCAAGTGTGAAGACATGACACGTGAGATGCAGAACAAGTTGGTTGATCGTATAGCTACGCTCATGGATCGTATCTACACGGTTGACAAGGGGTTCTAATGTCTACGCTGCTGTGGTGGTGGTACTATAGTCGTACCATCATCACACTGCACCTGCTCATGATGCTGCCTATCGTATGCACACTGTATATGTGGAGGAGATGGATGACTAAGCTCGTGTGTGTTAATGGGCATGATCGCTGTTATCTAGGACCAGATCCAAGCTGTCCATACTGTGAACGTCGTAAGGACATGCCTGATCATGTAGCAGCTAATCGTGTAGCCAACAAGACGAAGCGCACTAAACGCTTGCGTGGCAGTAGTGAGCGTAGTGAGTTCTATGATGTGTTCCGTCGCATAGACATGCACAATGGAGACAAGGAGGTGTGTTGGGAGTGGCGTGGTGCACATGGCCTAGGTACACGTCAAGAGTGGCGACCTCGCGTAGCTATAGACAACAAGCACTACTACGTCTATCGCGTGGTCTATCAACTGTACACAGGCCACACATTGGCTAAGCACGAAGTTGTCCGCCACACATGCGACCATTCATGGTGCTGCAACCCGCATCACATGTTGGTAGGTACACAGGCTGACAACGTAGCTGACATGCTCGACCGTGAGCGTGTAGGTATCAAGCATTACCACGTCAAGCGTATCATGGAGATGCTTGAGATCGGTTGTACCGCTGAGTTCATCAGCCGTAAGATGCGTGAGGGCTACGACATGCAGATTGATCCTAGCATGGTACGCAAGATACGTATGCGTACTGTGTATAGGCACATACCGTGGCCTTGGGGTGACAACTACGCAACTGCGCGTAGAGCTAGACTAGCGAAGCTGCGAGCAGAGTGATTTGCTTGTAGTTCTACATGTGTTATAATAGTACTATTCACAAAGAGAGGAGACTACAATGGCTAAGGCTAAGGCTAAGACTACGCTTGATGACTTAGTACCACTTGAGGCGCGTGTTACACAGTGTATACGTGGCTTCCCAACGCCTGCTACTACACAAGATGCAATAGACCGTGCTGCTGCTGAGTATCTAGTTGCCAACTTGCTACGCCAGCAAGCTGACAAACGCTGCGATGCTGCTAAGCGTACCATCGTCGAGGCTCATGAACAGGACATTGCAAAGCTACGCAATGAAGCTGCTGAGAGGATGGAGAAGGTGACTAAGAGTGTGATGGGCGTTGATTGGTCTATCATGTTCGCAGTCAACAAGCCTGTTACTACTACTAGTGCCAGTGACTTGCGTACTCAGTTGATCAAGCTAGGTGTGAAGGCTGAGTTGATTGATGAAGCTATGACTAAGGCTGAGAAGAAGTACACTCCCGCTCTTACTGTCACTGCACAACGCGAATAGGGTACTGCCAATGGACGACGATAACAAAGTCGTCAAGCTGCGCCAGCCTCAGGTGGATAAGCCTACGGCTGGCGTAGTCGTTGATGATCCTATCAATCCCAAGTCTATCCTCAACATGACTGACGTTGAACAGGACATGCTCTTGCAGCAACTGCGCGAACGTCGCATGAAGGCTGTTGAGATACTGAAGCGTGCAGACATAGCACGCCGTGAGGCTACCACTGTAGCCATCGCTATCCGCATTGAGAAGAAGGCTGAACAAGTACAACGCCAAGTGGAGAAGGCCGACAAAGCCCTTGAGAAGCTTGAAGAATTGATCTACGGTCTACGTGCACTCGCACTGCAACACACCGATGTAGACATAACCAAGCCAGCAGGCACAACATGAGCATCCCACCTGTAGCTCGTCAGCGGCTCGATGTTGTACGCACACAGCAAAAGTTGCGTAAGCATAAGAGCATCTCACACTACATGCCGCTGCTACTGCAAGCTGCTGAACGTATCCCACTCATACGTCAGCTAACACACAACGACGACACAGGCACCCTTCGCTTCCTCTACCAAGGTCGTCGCATCCAGTACTACATCACCACCCACCGACTACTCATCTGCAACGCTCTCGGATATACGACGTATATCTACGAACCACAGCAGATGATCGAACTCATCCTCACAGCTAATGCTAACTCATTCCAAATGGAGACTGACGATGGTGAACTATGTCCAACGGGCGCGCGACGTGCGTCTTACACTCCGTACCCTCGGCATGGAGGCAGGCACAATAAAGACACTTGAGCTACTCGCAGAAGACAACGAGATGCTGCGCCAGGAGATGGCCTCACTCGTAGAGGCTATGAACAAGATGGCAGACATCGTTGCTGACATCGCTACTGTAGGACAGAAGCTCAAGGGTGATTGGGAGAAGGTCCGCAAAGACATGCACCCAAATAGCGAAGCAGGGAAGGATATACAGTGAATACATTGCATGATGACGCACCAGAGGAACGTGCACGTGTATACGGCATACTCGCTCCACTCATCATGGCCTTCCACGTCCACAACGCTGGTAAACAATTCCACATCGAAGATTTGCGCCGTTATGTGCTTGAGTTCGCACCTAGTGGCGCTATAGCACCTGACAGCCCTGGCCGCATACTACGTGAGATGCGTCTAGAAGGTAAGCTCAACTACGTCGTACTAAATCGTAGACAATCACTGTATCAGTTCAGGGAGGTACTAGCTGATGTTGATCAGGCGCACAACTGATACGTCGCTGCCGTGGGTAGATTACTCTACTATGACTGCAATCAACACATGTCCTAGATGGGGCTTGATCAACTCATGGCATGGTAAACACCTAAGTGCAGGAGTAGAACGTGTCCTACCACTCGAAGCTGGCCGCGCTATGCATGATGTGTTCGCAGCTTGTCGCTTCTTCGACCTTATACACAGTATATGTGGCGACACGTTAGACATGCAGCTTGAGAAGCTTGCGCGGATCAACGTCTACGCTGGTAAGCTGTTCGCTAATGCTGAGTTCCCTGATCGTTGGGTACGTGCACTCACATACTACAATAGCGGCGAGGATGAGATCACTCGTTGTATGCAGATGTGTCTCAACCTACTAGAGACAAGTGGCTACTACGACGATGCGCGTGACAACAAGCGTACTATGTCCAACCTCGAAAGTGCCGCAATCAACTACATCCAACGCTATCCACTAGGTCGCTTCATACCCATCATGACCGATGAGTTCATAGGTGTGGAGGTGCCATTCGATGTTACTCTGCATGATAGTCGCGACAATCCTCTTATGCGCTTCATTGGTCGTGTGGATGGCGTATGTCTTGATACTATGCGGCCTAGCGACACAACACCTGAGGTACATGAGAACAAGACGGGTAGTCGTATTGACACTGTGTGGTCTAACAGCTTCGACACTAGCCATCAAGTCACAGGTTACTGCATTGCACTATCGTGTGTGCTGGGACTACCAGTTCGCAACGTAGTGATGTGGGGCTTGCAGCTACCTGTACCTAAGTCGTCAACTTACAGCGACGGCATCATGCGCTACCCTACATCACGTGATGAGAGAGCATTCCATGAGTGGAAGACGTGGGTACACCATACGCTGCTTACGATTGAGGTATACGAGCATGATCCTGTTAATGCTCCTATGTATACACATAGCTGCAACCGTTACTTTCGTTCTTGTTCGCTGATCCCGTTCTGCTGTGAGAGTGACAGAGACAAGCGACAACATATCTTCGATCATGAGATGACTAGCGAGCGTTGGTCACCTCTAGCTGAGACACTCGATCCCTAACGTCGCTTGCTTCTACTACTACATGTGCTATAATAGTACTTGTAGATGAGAGGAGATGCTATGGATATTGTTATTGAGAAGCCTACTGATACACTCACACGCATATCAATGCTGCTGTGGGGTGACAGTGGCAGTGGTAAGACTACGTTAGCTGCGACTGCTCCAGGGCGTAAGCTGTTCATCATGCTGGACCCTGATGGTGACATGAGCATACGCAACATGCCTGACTGGTCACGTGTATACTTAGCTAATGAGAAGTCAGTTGACATCGTGAAGGAGGGAACGAAGCCTGACCCTTACACACTGTATAACCAACTTGCCAACTTCGACACTGTGATAGTTGATAGCCTTACCAAGTTCAGCGAACATGCACTACGTCATGCTGTCAACGTAGCACCTAAGTCATCCATCGAGAACCCAGGCATGAACGGCTACGGCTTGCGTAACACATACGTCGGTGCGTTCGTATCTAACATGTTGCGTATCACTGGTATGCTGAACAAGCACTTGATCATGATCACACATGAGAAGGATGGAGATCGCAACTCAGACGGTGGCTTAATAGGTGTGGGCATGATGCTCGGTGGTCAGCTACCTAACATCACTAGCAAGGACATCAGCGAGGTGTGGAACATGCGTGATCAGGGTGGCAAACGCTATATCGCTATACGTCCTGAACGCTTACGCTCACCAATGAAATCACGCATGTTCGATATGACTGGCAACACAGCATTCGAGTGGCGTTACAACAGCAACAAGTTAGAGGGGCCGACTATATCTGATTGGTGGTCAGCATATACCACTAATGGATACACCAAGCTCGCCGTCCCCAAGTAATAGTACCACTAGCTATAGTGGTACAACGCGACACACGTGCCAGCTTTAGTGGCTTGCTGGCTCCGCAGTGTGTGTATAGTGTATACAGCCACTTAACCAAGAGGAGTACTATAATGGGCTTGTTGACCTTTAGCTCAAACATCGCAGACGCTGAAGCTCCACCGCAGTTACCAGCGGGTGAGTACAAGGCTATCTGCACTGCTGCACAAGACAAGATCGCAGCATCATCTGGCAACCCTATGCTGACGCTCACCATGCAGGTGCCGCGTTCGGAGTTCCCTGCTGACTTCGACCCAGGTGACGGCGTTGATGAGTTGACGTTCACTCTCAATGTGGTTAGCAGAGACATCCCCGCTGATCGCTGGCGCATGAAGAACACATGCAAGGCGTTCGGTGTGCCGATGTCCAACAACATCGACCCCAACGACTTCGTGGGCCGCGAGTGCCGTGCACGTGTTCGCATGGGTAAGGACTTGGAGAAGAACGACCGTGCAGAGATCGGTCAAGTGCTGCCACTCTAGCACTTGCACACTGTATAACTGCTCGCTACACTACTGCTAGGTAGTGGCAATAACGTCGCTGCCTAGCAGATCATCACAACTCTTACAAGAGGTATTCTGATATGGCTACACCAGCACGATCTACCGCTTCCTCTTCCTACTCTGGCAACGCCGGTAAGAAGAACAAAGACCGCGCACCTCAGAAGCGCACGTTCCACTTCTTCATGCGTGTTGTTGACGAACAGGGCAACGTCATCCCCGGTGCGAAGTTGCAAGTTGATCGCATCATCAGCGATGCACGTAAGGTGATTGAGTTCATGGACACTCCTGACTACGCCAACCTCGGTCTGACCCGTGTCAAGCATGAGGTCATCGCTAACAAGCGTGGCGAGGAAAGCGATGGAGCTTCGTCTGTTGGCTAGTTCTACTCCTCTCAATAGCTGACAGCTAAGCAGCGCCGCGTACTCTACCCCCATTGAGTGCGCGGCGTTTGTACTTGCACAGTGTATATACATGGAGACTACAATGCCTTTAGGTAATGATCGTGTACGTGTAAGCTTCAACCCGGATGGCAACAGTTTGATTAATAAGATCAAGGGTGCAACTGCTGATCTGATTGACATATGCAATGCACAGAACGACACACACGATAACCCTGAAGAGGGCCGCTTGTGGTCGCTCGCGATGACACACTACGAGACAGCAGCTATGTGGGCTGTAAAGGCTGCGACTACACCTGACGTATAACTACTACTACAACTAGTAGCCGCGAAACATAGCGGTGTAGGAGAACATCAATGCAATTAGACGCAGAGCAAATGCGTGCTGTAGACATGTGCGCTGATCGTACCAAGCGCCTCGTCGCTGTAACAGGTGAAGCTGGTACAGGTAAGACTACAATCATCCAGCAGACATGTGCTAGACTAGCAGTAGAACATAAGTCATTCGCACTAGCTGCACCTACGGGTAAAGCCGCTCGACGTATACGTGAGGCCACAGGCTTACCAGCTACAACCATCCACAAGCTGCTCGCCTTCAACCGTCCTGAGATGGACGACGACACAGGTGAAGCTACATCAGTTAGCACACCATCATTCAACCGCCATCGTCAGCTTGAGTATGACGTGATCGTGGTTGATGAGTACGCAATGGTATCAACTGGTCTACACCGTGACCTCGTTGATGCTATAGGTACAGGTACACAGCTACGTGTGTTCGGTGACATACGTCAGTTACCACCCATTGAGAACGGTGCACTAGCTGATCCAACGTCGCCGTTTGCTAAGTGTCTAGCGATGCCTAACACCGTTACACTACACAACATATACAGACAGGAGGAGGGCAATGGTATCATTGAAGCCGCTCGCCGCATCAACAGAGGAGAGTTCTTCAGTGGTAATACCGATGTCAAACTACGGCTTAACGACGCGGTGTTATATAGCTTATACGATATGCTGGGAGACACAGACGTTGATTGGCGATCCCTTGATAATCAGATCATCTCACCTGCCCGCAAGTCTGATATCGGAACTGTTCGATTGAATGCGTCACTGCAAACCAAGTTCAACCCTGACATGCCTCACAAGCTGGAGCTACCACGCAACAAGTGGGAGATAAAGAACCGTTGCTTCGTCAGTGTAGGTGACAAGGTAGTGTGTAACACTAACTCATATGACCTACGTGACTACGATGAACGCTACTCGGACTACGACCCTGATGGCATAGGTATACGTCATGCGTTCATACCAGCACCAGATACCAAACAGATGTTGAATGGTGAGGTAGGTATAGTCACAGACATAGACCCACTCGGTGTATTAGAGATCAACTTCGGTGATCGTGTAGTTGAACTGCCACCTACTGTCAGTGACTACAACCAACGTCGTCAGTACTTCTACCACTTCGACCCACGCAAGGCGATTGAGTTGGCGTATGCGTTGACTACACACAAGTGTCAAGGCTCGCAGTATGAGCGTGTGTGTTACATCATGGCATCGTGTGCGTTCTTCAACTTAAGTCGTCCTAACTTCTACACAGGCATCACACGTGCAATCAAACATGCAACCGTTGTAACAGATCAACGCAGCTTTGCTACGTCGCTGCGTAGCATGGGCTGGAAGCCGAAGGGGAAGAGGTGATGGGTATACGTCGTATACTTCCAATCGGTACACACCTACGTCAGTGTATACTATGTGGCTACCCAATCGCTGCTATGAGTGATGAACCTACTGCACATGAACTCGCGTGTATTGAGGAGGTTGTGCATCAGTTCATCGACGCACACAGGGAGGAGAAGAAGGATGACGATCAACGAACTACGTGAGCGGTTCTCACAACAAGCACAGTCCGCGGGCTTAACAGTGGAGTGTGCAATGGGTGGTATAGTAGGTGCTACGCTGGCTGTGATCGCGGAGGCACCAGGACGCAATGAAGTAGCTCAAGGTCTACCACTCGTAGGTGGTGCTGGCAACATTCTATGGAAAGCCATTCGTACTCATGCCCCGGAGGTAAAGCGACATGAATGCTACGTGACAAATGTAGTAAAGCGTCAGGTACAGTTCGGTGTAGATGATACAGGCAACCGCAAGCCTGTGGGTAAGCATGAGTTAGTTGCATGGCAAGACCTATTGATGTGGGAGCTACGTCATCTACCCAACCTACAACACGTACTCCTACTCGGCAACTACGCAGTCGAAGCTCTCTGTGGTAAGAAGGGTATCACGTCGTGGCGTGGTAGTGTACTTGAGACTAATGTTGGTAACCGTGACATCACCGCTGTGTGTACATTCAACCCAGCATTCTGCGCTCGCGATCCTATGGCGCACATCATCTTCGACATGGATATAGGTGATAAGCTGCGTCCAGTTGTACTAGGGAGCTACAAACCACATGAAGTCACTGTACGCATTAACCCTACCTATCATGAGGCAGTGGACTATATTAGCCATTGTAAAGCCTCACGTGATCCAGTCGCCAGCGACATTGAAGTCATCAGCAATGAGACAGCTTGCATCGGTCTTGCTGCCTCACCGCATGAAGCCATGTGCATTGCCTTCCGCAATGAGCAAACCAACGTATACAGTGTGCAAGAGGAAGCAAAGCTACGCCGTAGTCTCCAACGCCTATACACTACACCTACTACAAAGATGGTGTGGCAGAATGGAGGATTTGACATGGCATGGCTATGGTTTAAGGATCGGATTCGTTGCAACCCGGCATACTCAGACACGATGCTTGCTCATCATGTGTTATACCCAACGATGCCACATGACCTCGGTTTCATTGTCAAACAGTATACAACGCATCCCTTCTACAAGAATGAGAAGGACGAATGGAGACATACGGGTGGTATTGATAACTTCTGGCACTATAATGGGAAGGACTGTGCGCTCACGCTTGCGGCAAACGCTCACATCGTTGCAGAACTGCGCGATCAGAAGCTAGACAAGTTCTACTTTGAACATGTCATGCGACTGCAGGCTCATCTAGTACGCATGACTGTGGGTGGTGTACTCAACGACATGGACCTACGCCGTCGTATGCTTGATCCCAATGTGAAGGGCAACCTACACGACGATGTACAACGCAAGCTGCAGAACTTCTACGACGCTGCTCGCATAGCTACACGCGAACCACACTACACACCTAATCCTAACTCACCGAAGCAGATGGCCGAGCTATACTTCAGCAAGTTGAAGTTAGTAGGCAGAGGTACAAGTACAGATAGCACGAACAGAGAGCTAATGCGAAAGCACCCACGCACATCGCCTGAAGCGCGGGCGGTACTTGATGCAGTAGATGCATACATCGAGGACGATAAGTTTTATTCTGTGTATGCATCAGCTCAACCAGATGCTGACAATCGTATGCGTTGTGATTACAGACAGACAGGCGTACGCAGTGCACCAGGTCGCCTATCGTCTGCCCAGACGTTGTGGGGTTCGGGTGGTAATCTGCAAAACATTCCCGACAGGGCGAAGGAAATGTTTATAGCGGACCCCGAGTGCTGCTTTATATACATTGACGGCAGTCAAGCCGAGGCACGTGTAGTCGGCTGGCGCTACAACATCGACACGTGGATTGCTCAATTTGAACGTGCGCGGCGTGATGGGAGCTACGACTGCCACCGCGCTCTCGCCAGTGACATGTTCAACGTACCGTATGCAGACGTTCCCACGTTCGACCGTTATCCCTTGGATGAAGCTGCCGCGTTGCGTGATGGCATCAACTTTAGCAGCGACCAAGCTGGCAAGCCCACCATCCGTTACATTGCTAAGAGGTGTCGTCATGGGTTGAACTACCGTATGATGCCTGACCGTCTTGCACTCACGACAGGGTTGTCGTTAAGCACGGCGAGTGAGGCGTTTGTCAAGTATCACAAGTTGACGCCCGAACTGAAGAAGGGTTGGGAACTCGACTTGAACAGAGTGCGAACTGAGAAGGCGATATACAACGCATATGGTAGGAGATATGTTCAATTGATCCCTATCACAGAAGAGAGTACAGAAGCAATAGTTGCTTTCTATCCTCAGTCCACAATAGGCGACCACATATGTCGGGTAGTGTACAGAGCGCACGATGATCCAGCATGGCCCAAGACCAAGGCACGCATCGCGCTCAACACACATGATGGGTTGATAGGTATAGCACACAAGTCAGTAGCTAAAGCTGCACTACGTATACTTGTCAAACACGCAGAGGCACCACTGATGATAGGTGGTAAGCCCTTGATCATCCCTGCTGAGTGTGCTATGTCAGTGGCTGGCGACGACGGTGTGCATCGTTGGTCAACCATTAAGAAGATGAAGCGTAGCGACTTACTCGCTTGATGTATTGGCACCAGCCTGTGAGTAAGCTGCATCTGGCGAGGGGGAGCCAATACTCTCCCTTGCCATTTCATCCAGTGTAGCAACTGTGATCTTACGTCCATTCAATCGTGGTGCTAGATACGCACCGAACTTAGCAGCTACACGTTGCTCAAGATACTTGATAGCCATGTACTGCTGATCCATGTTGTCTTGTCGCTTCTGCACAATGATGTCGATCTTCTCCTTCTTCTCCTCCGCGGACATGTTGTAGTTAGAGTTGAGTGCGTTGATTGAGTTCTTATATATAGCGTCTTCCTTCTTCAGCTTACCGAGCGGACCAGTGGGGTTCTGATACTGTGCTACAGCTTTCACGATCTGTATCATAGCAACATCAGTCAACGCCTCCTTAGGCATACCGCCAACCTGTTGCGCGTACTTAGCCTGCAGCTTCGCAGCCTTACCATCAGCACCATCCTTCATACCTACCATCGACTGTATGTGTTGAGTGTTCTCATTCACATACTCCCACTTAGGCGTCATGACGCTACGCTTCTGCTGGCTATCCCACAAGTTGCCTGTTAGTCCTATGACATCAGGCAGGTTCTTAGTAGCACGCTGAGCTACTACACCTAGAGCCTTACGCAAGCCGACGCCGAAGTCCTGGCTCTCACGTGGTGTAAGCTTGCCATCATCTCCCACTGGGTAGTACTTGCTAGCATGTAGAAACACGTCAGTACCTGCAGCTAGGTGTGCACCGAATGTACCTAGCAACGCATTCAACACAAGCGACGTAGTGTTGCTGACCTGACCAAGGTTGCTCATGCTCTCCGCTTGTGGGCCACTGCGGAAGTTGGATGATATCTGTCTGACCAACTTGCCACCACGCATGTCAGATGACTGTGGATCAAGCTTCATACCGCTCTCACCGAGCAGTGCTTGTACTACAGGTGGCATAGCTGGCACTAGGCTCATGGTGAATAGCTTGGGCCACTTGCTGCTGATAGGTTCAGGCGTCACGTTGTTAGGCAACATGCCCATCATCTGCATCACTGCACCTGTACCAGCGACCAAGCCAACTAGATCAGGTGGCAGCATGATGTCGTAGTACAGGTCACGGCTATAGTTGGGGTTCTCACCATTGAACCACGCAGTCAGCAGTTTAGGCGTAGGTATGCTGATGTACCTCCACAACTCATGATCAGGTCTATTCCAATACTCCTTCCTACTCTCCTCATTCCAGTACGTGCGCCAGTACATCGACTGACCCATGCCGTACATGGCGAGTGCAGCAGTAGGTAGCACGTACGTCATCGTGCTAGGGCTAGCCATGTTGCGTGTCAGTTCATACGCACCAAGCTTCGTCTGTGTCAGGTAAGGGAACATGCCTTCCAACTGACGCATGGCCTTGCTAGCTGGCACCTTATGCATGTTGCCACCTAAGAACCGCGTCTCACTGATCAACCTATCAAGCTCAGCCTGCGGTATACCTCCTGGCGTATTACGATGAGTGCGACGTAGCAAGCCCATGTTCTCTGTATAGAACATGCGCTGCGGTGTGAGGTAGATCATGTCAGCTAGGTCTTTGTAGAACGACCACGCAGCCTTCAGTGGCTTAGGCATAGTCTCACTGATGGTGCCATACACACCGCGCACCTTCTCGATGTTGTCAACTGCACCGAGGTTGTGACCTATGCCACGTGAGCGTAGCTGACCTAGTACACTATGCTCATGTACCCATGTAGCTAAGCTCGCAGCACTACGCACCATGTTCTCATAGTTGCGCCTGCCCATTGTATATCTAAGAACTTGGAAGACGCTGTTGTGATTAGCCAGCGTATCAGCCATCGCACGTGAGAAGCGCATGGCGAATAGGTCAGCGAAGTTGCGTGCTAGGTGCCACGGTATAGTAAGCAATGCAGTCGGGTCAGGTATACGTCCTAGTGTATGCTTAGCTACACCCGCTGGTAGCACATGTCGTAGTAGTGTAGAGGCAGGCCCAAACGCTCTATCATTGCGCTTGAGGAACATGTGCATGATCTGGTTGTACATTGCACCTATGGGTGGGAACAGTGGATTGCCGTAGCCTGTAGTGAGTTGCTTGAACAACTGCGTCGTCTTAGCTACACCCTTCATGACACCATCAAGGATGACAGGCTCTTGACGCAGCATGGCAGCTATCGGCCTATCACCGAACTCCCATAGGCGTAGACTACCACCACTCCACTCAGGTACTACGTGTTGATCATTCAACCTCGCACGTAGCCACGGACCTACATCATGTGCGGAGTTCAACTGTGCACGTGAGAACCATGTCTGATTGCCAGCACCTACCACCTCACGCATGTGGCCGTTGGTGTAGAAGTCAGTAGGTATAGTCCTCGCTGCATCCATGTGTGAGTACCTACGGATGAACTCATTACGCATAGTTGTATGCGCCGTCTCACGTAGGTGGTTCTGTAAGAAGCCACGTATAGAGCCTTGGCTATGCAGCAACGACGTGATGCGTAGATCATCACCTGTTCGCCCTGCCTCTGGTATATAGCGACCGAGTTGATCAATGCTCCCTTCACGTGCTACAGTAGTATCACCTCTAGCATCAACCTTCCTATCACTGTTACGCACAGTCTTCACCACTGCGCGCCACATACGCTGTATACCTACGGCACCCTCAAGTGGATCATGCAACGCTGGTGTGTAGTATGGATTAGCACGATGCTCAGCGGCAGCATCAGCAGCGTTCATCCGCCCTGCTGCAACATCATGATCACGCCACGCTTGATTGAGCCTACTAAGCGCGGCCTTATGCGCCATTGCCTCAGGTGACGTATCACGTATGTATGCGTTCGCTGTGCTGAACACGTCGTTCATGGGTGTACGCGGCAGCATCATACGTGCATCAGGGTCATCCCTAGCCACACGTGCTAGATCATTCTGCAACGCAGCTATACGATTGTTCGCAGCGGTAAGGCCATGCGGCTGCATACGACCACCAGCTACTTGCTGCTGTAAGTTTGCAATCTCATCACGTATGTTGTTTAGTGCCTGTGTATGCCGTGCTGCATACGATGTCATATTAGCGCCTGTCTCTAGCGCACGTGCACGGTCAGCAGGCATACTCGTCATGACGCGGTTGTACTCTTGCGTCAACTCAGCGATGCGCCCTCCTATGTCATCATTCAACGTAGAGCCAACGCTACGACCGTATATCTCTTCAGCCTCGTCAGCTACACGTGCACCATGTATATCTCTGATTGCACCTACAGCTATAGTAGACTCATCAACTCCAGCATTCGTCGCTCGACGTTGTGCAGCTACGACAGGGTTGAGTGCATCCACTGATGGTGTAAGTGATTGCGTCTGTGGTGGGCCTGATGTGATAGCAGCCGTACCCGGCGCTTGCTGACCAGCTACTTGTGCATTGAGCGTAGGCGTATTCTGCAGTGTCTGCTGAGTAGCTGATGGTAGTTGTGAAGCTTGTACAGCTTGATGCGCTCTACCCTTCATAGCTGCTAGCACAGCAGCCATACCAGCGAACGCTGCACCACCCGCCGTCAGTGTACCTATACCAGCACTGTCATTAGGCGTAGGTGTGAACGCAGTAGACTTACCCTGTGCATAGCGCATACCCTGATCAAGGGCTACACCAGCGGCAGCGTTGAGTGCGACGTTGCCTGTTGTATATGGTATAGTAGCAGGTGTCAGCACTTCCGCGGTCTTCAACACGCCACGTGTGGCTGGGTTGTTGAGTAGTGTGTTACCAGTGCGCGCTGCTATAGTTGCAGCCTTAGCTCCACCTGTCACCCATCCAGCAGGCAAGCCAACAAGCGCACCACCTATAGCTTCCGCTCCGCTCTCCGTCCAACTACGTTGACTATCAGGTCTATCATCACCTAAGAAGCTGCGTATAGCTCCCTTAGTTGCAGCAGCTACACCTGGCATATGACGTAGCTGCGACTCTGTGAAGTCCTCGAACTGCTTTGACTTCTTGTAGTCTTCTATACCTGTGTTGATCTCATCCTGTGTTAGCGTAGGATCATCCTGTTGCCATGCAGTGGCGATGTCTGTAAGGTGTCTCTGTATCCTATCCTGTGCACCTTCAGTCATCAGGTTCTTATTGAACGCTTCAAGGAATGGCTTGTCTGTGCCATATGTCTCATATAGCGCACTAGCCGCTGGACCTATTGAGCCGACTGCACCGTATAGATCAGTGAGTACGCTGCCAGCACCGACAGCAGCACTGCGTATGTGGTCTTTCCAACCACCTCGTTCCTCTGGCGCAGCATTCTGCATACGTTCGACTGGATCATAGCCGAATGCCTCCTTGAACTCCTCGCGTGAGTAGCTGCCATCTGCACTAGGCATCATTCAGTCTCAGCAGGTTGTATCTCTTCAACAGGTGCTTGTTGCTGTGGTTGTATTACAGGTCTGAACCTACCGTCAGGACCAATGGTGAAGCCTACTTCAGCGTCAGGCTGTTGTTGTCTACGTGGTCCTGGCGGCACCTTAGTAGGTGTGCTACTGCTAGGCGGCGGCTTACCAGTGACATCAAGCAAGTCCTCTGGTCCCTTCTTCTTAGGCACGATGTGATGTGGCTTGCTGTTGGGTAGCCACGGCGTGACACCATCAGGCATCATCTTGGGTGGTACGAACCCAGGCTTAGCTGGTACTGCTGCAGGCTTAGGTGCAGTAGCTGGCTTAGCTGGTGTAGGTGGTACGTCTGGCTGCGCGGATGATGGCTTTGTCTTCTGTGCTATCCACTCACTGACAGCATTGTAAATCTTATCGTAGCTAGCCTTGTAATCAGGAGGTGCCGCCTTGAGTGGGCTAGGACCACGATTGGCATATTCAGCTTGCAGTTCCTCCTTAGTACGTGTCTGTTCAGGTACACCCAGCACAGTAGTCTGTTGCCAGTTGTTAGGCTGACGCCAGTTAAGCTTTGGTCCTAACTCCTCAACTTGACTAAGCTCACGGCGGTTAGTGTACCAATCACGTATAGCAGCACCGATCTGCTCAAGGCTTTGCTGACGACTATCCGTCATTGTGTTGTAAGCATCAGCGACTGTGCCTGCTGTAGTAGCTGCACCAGACGCAGCACCAGCTACAGCGTTCGCTCCACTGCCTACATCCTGTTGCAACTGTGCAGCATTGCCAGCGATATGACCACCCGCGCCCTTCAATGCGCCGGGTATAGCAAAGATCGCATCCTTGATGTTACCAGCTACAACAGGCACATCTTCCTTGATAGCAGCCCACGGTAGCCTGCGTTGTCCTGGCAATGGTTTAGGTGGGAATGACTCCATCACTTGCGGTGGTGGATTAGACAACATGTCAGCACCAGCAGGCCCACCCGGCGCAGCGTTAGCCGATGCTGCATCCTGATATGCTATGTCAGGTGCATCAGGCTGTACCTTGCGTGGATCAGGCTGCGGCATTGGTACATCAAGTGCATTCAACCCATCATCAATAGGTACATTCTTCGCCTCATCAGGTGCCATGTTGGATGTATCAAACGTAGGTACATTCAACTTCTCATCAGGTGCTAATGGTTGTGGAGGTGGAGGTGGTGGCTCTTCACCGAATGGTGCATCTGCAAGCGACGGTCGCTGCGTGTTAGGACGCGGCATAGGCATCAACATGCTATCTGCGCTATCCGCTGTGTTAGGATCACGTTGTATAGGTGTAGCTGGTGTGCCGTACTCTAGATCACCGCTCTCAGTCTGTGGTCTAGCTTGCGGCATAGGCATTTCAAACTCAGGCCCACCGCTGCGAGCTAGAACTGCTGGCTGCGCGGGAGGTACATAGCCCTCACGCATCTTCATTGCAGCGGTATTTCTGAAGTTGCCAAACACATCCATCGTTGCAGTGTTACCAGCCTGCGGCCCGAAGTGTGTAGGTGGGAACTGTCCAGCAGGTGGATAGCCTTCAGCAGGCGTGTGCTGCTGCTTGTCAGGTTCGTACTTGTTATACTCAGGACGCACTACACCTGGCGGCAGCTTCGGTAGTTCTTTAGGCTTAGGCTGTGGTGCTTCTTTAGCTGGCATAGGACCGGCGACTTGTACTCTTGGCTGCGCGGGTACACTACGCTTGCTGCGTTCTTCAGGTGTTAGTACTGCTAACCTAGCGAACTGTACCTCAGGCCGCATACGACCACGACTACCACCCCAGTCATAGTGCATCAGGTCAGGTACACCACCTCCACCTAGTCTAGTACCGAATGCACCACCATAGCCTATATTACGTTCAGCATCAGGGTCGTTCTCTCGTACCCATGACTTAACACCACGTGCTAGTAGCGTGTACATACCTGTGTCATCTTCACCCTTGTGAGGTATAGCAGTGCCATCAGGCTTGATGATTTGGAAGTCAGCAGCTTGGCCCCTGCTATGGTGACTACGTCGATCAGTACGTCCTTCACGACCTGACACAGCACGTACAATGTAACCCTCAGGCAATGCCAACTCAGCACCGCCACGCACAGCATCAACTAGACGCCTGTTGACGCCTATCAGTGCACGTGCGTTGTGTAGTATAGGTATGTTAGCTGGTGGCCTAGGCGGTGTCGATGCTGAAGCTGCCGAGGTTTGGTTGCTCGTCTTCGTTGGGCCAAAAGGGACTTCACTACCAGCACTGCCTCCTTGTGCATATGCATCTTCACCAGCTATAGCACTACGCTTGCCAGTAGGCGTAGGCTGACGCTGTAGCAATGGTGGCACGTTGCCGTCGTTCGTAGTGTTAGCTGTGGGTGCTGATGTTGAAGGTGAAGGTGAAGGTTGAACTGCTGGCTGCGCGGGTTGCTTAGTTGCAATAGGTCTATCACCCGCACGCTTGAACGACTCATTCGTCCACGGCACATAGAACCCCGCCTGCCGCTTAATCAATGCATCAACTGACGCAGTTGGATCGAGGTTGTTGTTGACCAGCGTGCGGTAGTTCACATTGGGGTCTTTGTTCTGCCTCATCGCAGCAGTGGCAGGCATATCAGGGTTGAGTTGATGTGCAACTAGGAACAGCGGTCCATTGGTGTGACCGAACTGGTGTAGTATACCCCAACGTGGTATGTCAGCAGGATCACTAGACAGCCCTTGACCGTTGTTGATACGCTTCAACTCCATGTTGTTGCGTATCAGGTTCTTAGCCGTGTAGTCGGCCATCTTGTATATGTCTTGACGATCATTAGGGTTGAGGTTGTACTCCTTAGCCAATGCATCAGTGAACTTGAACCAGCCTTCTACACTCCCCTCACGTTGTGCATTGCGACCACCATCATTCTCAAGGCCGAATAGCGTCATCAACGTGTGACGAGGTAAGCCGTACTTCTGCTCTGTCTGTTCAAAGTGATCGACTATTCGCTGATCCATACCATCTACGAAGCTTACAGTCTTAGCATTCTTACCCTTCGCAGGGCCTGGTAGTACATTAGTAGGACGAGCTTCACGTGATGCTGGTCTAATACCTTTAGGTGTAGCAGTAGCTGGTGCCTGTGCATATGCATCACGTGCTTCATTAGGCACACGTGATTGAGCCGAGAAGTCGGTTGCACCACTCGTACCTGTGTCAACTTCTGACAGCTTGCCACTTGGTAGTATAGGTGTAGTACCTAGCGGTGCTGAGCTTGGCTGTGGCTTGGGTGCTGGTGCAGCAGCAGTAGGTGCAGCAGGTGGAGGCTCATCTCTAGCGTCAGCTTCCGCACCTAGTCTAGGTCTAACACGTGCGCCATCAGGCCCAGTGTCATCACCGCGTTGACCCTGCATTTGCTTGTCATATGTATAGTCGAAGTAGTCCCTGCGCTCATCACTAGTACGATCAAACATCTCACGCTTGAAATTCTCGCCCTCTCTATTCTCATTGTACTTAGCAAGCAGCGACACATACAACCGCACCAATGCTTCATTGGCTGCAGCTTGACGTGATAAGAAGAATGCACTCTGATCAGGTGCGCCACCTGGGATCATCTTCGCCATGTGTTCACCTTATGAGACATCTCGTTCATCGAGGTTATACATACCACTGCTACCACCACCACCGCTGCTGCCGAAGCCGCTTACATCACCACCACCGCGGTTGTTGTATGCCTGCTTAGCACCCATTGCACTCAATGAGCTACCAAGTGCAGAGCCTGCACCAGCTATAGCATTGCCTAGTGCGAAGTTAGGTGACATGTAATCAAGCTCACCACCCTTCTTGCCGTAGCTATTAGCAGCTAGACCACCAGCAGTCAGCGCACCCTGCATCGACTGTGCCATCGTGCCTGCAGTGTCAATCGCTTGCGGCTTGTAGCTGACATCAGGCAACACACCCGCACGTGTAGCGAACATGTTGTATAGATTAGCCAAGCCACCGAGCTTCTCACTTCGCTCCTTAGCAGCTACACCATGTGACATCAGCTTCGACTTGAGTGCAGCTTCAGCATACGCCGCATTGTTGACCTTAGCCAACTCACCAGCGATCTTAGGCATGTTGCTATTGTTGCCAGTACGCATGGCCTGTGTATATGAACGACCACTAGCAATGCGATTGGCCTCACTCAATCCAATGTTCTGTGCTTGCAGTAGGTCATTAGCATACGCATCATCACTACCAGCACCTTGACCTAATTGATTAGTAAACATCCGCTTCAACGTATCCGCGGTGTTCTCATCTGCGAAGCTACGCTGCCTGTTACGCTGTATATCAGCTCGTCGCATCTGCATGTCGTTGATCGACCGCATCTGCTCCTGATCTTGCGCCTTCATCATCGCAAGTACTTCAGGCGAACCAGTAGTCACCCAACCTTGACCCGGTACGAACTTAGTCCGCGTACCACGTACGTCAGTTGAACCTAGTTTCTGCTCACCACGCAGCTTGTTAGCCATTGCTATCTGTTCAGTGCGCTCACGTTCGCGCTGCTGATAGTTCATGATAGCAATCGCCCAGTTCATCTGGCGATTTTCTTCTTGCTCCTCTGCATTCATGATGCCGCCGACGATACCGCCAGCAGCACCGAGCAAGCCGCCCATCATCTCCATCATGTCACGTTACTCCTTATACGGTGTATACGTGAGTTAGAAGGTGCCTTCATTCGCACGGACGTTCTCATTGGTACGTGTGGCCTCATTAGCGAAGGTGTCATACAGTGCATTCGTACCGCTTGTACCTGTGGTCTGATTGCCTACACGTGCATTGGCTTTGCCTAGCAACGAGTTGACATCAAAGAACTCCTTACCACCCACGGCACCACGCAATTCACCTTCAAGACCTGACAACCTATCGCTGCCATACGACTTGATGCGACCAGCTTCAGCATTTGGATCGAAGGTAGAGCCGAAGTCCCAGTTCGCAGCGTTATCAAGTGCACCAGTACGACGTGTACCAATGTCACCTATGATCTTCTCACGCACACCGCGACCAGTGTTCTGCAACTCAGTATTAGCAGTAGACTTGGCAGTGCCTAGGTCACGCAGTGCGCGGTCATACACACTGGTATTAGCTTGACCACGATCACGTGCTGCTTGTAGATCGGTGAGTGCATCTCCATACTGCGTGTCTAGTATACTCGCCAAGATTGCATCATCCGACGTATCACCGAATGTATCTTCACCGTAATATTGTGGGAGCGCAGAGTTGAACGAGGTCTTATACTTATTACGCTGTGTACCACGTGCGTTGCCTAGCACCTCATCAATGATCGTTGGTGAGAATGCAGATGCATAGTCGCCGCCTTGCTGCAGATTAGCATTGGCTTGATTGATGCGACCAGTGAAATCACTATACGCACCGTATGGGTCATTAGCATCAATGCCCAATGAACGCAGCTTACTCGTACCACCTTGTAATGCTGCGTTGTATGCTGCACCTTTGCTAGCTCCCCAAGCAGCGTCATCTGACTCCTTCTTGAGTGCTGCAGCTTTATCAATTGCATCCTGACGACGCTGCTCACGCTCAAACTCTTGCTGCGCTTCCCAATCACGTGCAGCAGCTTGCTCTTGTGGAGTAGGCTGCGGAGGTGGTTGATAACCACCACCACCTTTAGTCTCAAGCACACGTTCATCAGGCTTGTGCTTAGCCTTCTTAGGCTTGTCATTGATGTTAGTCACATGAGTGGCAACAACCGCCGCCACATCAGTGTTAGACTTGCGCTGGTTCTTGCTCAGCGCCCACGCCGCGATGTGTGGAGCGATCATTGTCGTGTTCCTCATGTGTGTATACGGGACGCTTGACTGCGATGTAGCCTTGCTTGTTGTAGCCGAAGTATTGCATCAACCTGAGTATACGTTCAACCAACTCAGGCTCATCATCATGTTCAACTTGCGTGTATATGCGTTCGCACTTGTGTTCTACCGCCCATTGTTCGTATGCTCGAAGTAGCTTCGTGGCTGTGCTAGATCGTCTAGCTCCTGGCACCACGTACCACATCTCCTGTACTGCGTACTTACTATAACTATAGAAGCTGCGATGAATAGTACCAGCAATATAACCCACGGGATGATCGTGATCATCATAAGCCACCCAGCAGTTGACCTGTGTACGTCGTTTGTCTAGTACGCAATTCCAACACGCTTCACCTACTGCGCTCTTAGCAAACTGACGCGCCTTGCCGAACTCAGCGTGATGCTGTTGAGCTAACTCCTCAACATCAACTGCGTGCTTAGGTGTCTCGATCTGCTTGACAATCATGCGTGTATCACAAAGCCGAATGTCTTCCATCCTAGTAAGAACAACAGCACGAAGAAGAGGAACTCACTCGCGTATAGGTAAGGCCCAGTCAGACCACCCCAGCGTGTACCTACCCATGAGAAGAACCACAGGATCATAAGCACCCAGAACAGTAGACCTATGGACATAGCTACCTCCTAATGCCACAACGCTGCGCTTGCAGCATTGACCGTGCTAGCTGTCTACATTGTAACTCAGCATTGAGTGCATCTACCTCTGCGCGTGTGTACAGATCAGGTGGCCTAGTTATAACTACCTCTTCACCACCGAAGCCCGTACCGAAACTGTTACGAAAGTTACCACAACCGCTCAATAACAATGACAGCACAATGAGCAGTGTATATAACATTACTTGTCTCTTTCAAGTCTCTCCAACCTAGTAACTATAGTATCAAGCACACCGAGTATCTTTGTCTCTGTCTCTGTAGGTGGTGGCACTATGCGAGGTCGCACGTACTTGTCACCTATCTTGCGACTGTCAGCGTTGTATACATACCCATTGTAGTCAGTGAACGGATCGCTACCTGTGTATTCAGTGTCTTCAATAACACGCCAGATGCCTGGGAATATGTGTTGTGCTAGCTTATGCACAGCTTGTACTAAATAACTGCCATCCTCTAGTGGCTGTGCAGTCATCACAACAGTAGAACCATCGAACTTCTTCTGATACTGATACCAATCCTCGCCTGTCTCCACCTTGCGTGAGTATATAGCGCCGCTAGGTGCGTGTTCAGGTAACACTGCAGGCGTGTATATCTGCCACATGCCATGATCTACAATCATCATCCCGTTCCCATTGTCCACCAACCGCCATCGAGATTTTGAAGTTGCACGTATCTCATACGCATGTAAGCGGCTACAAAAGTGTAACTATCCTGAACAACACCCACTACTACTGCACCGGGTGTAGGATCATATGAATAGGGAGTGATACCAACATCACCCGCATATGTTAACTGTCCATTGATAACTACTCCTCCAGGCGTATACGGTAGACTAGTAAAGTCTTGCTCAGTCCACAGCTTGTACCATGCACCACCTAATGACCAACCACCAACACGCAGACGGTTATCAGCACCAAGGCCGAAGTTGACACCATACGAACCGGGGCGATGGAATGATATGAATGTGCAGTAACCACCACCAGCACCATTTATTGATATAGAGCCTGGAGAACCTTGATAGATGCTACCCGCTGCCTGATTGAAAGTAGTATAGTTACTGAGACTGGTGCTCCAGTTAGCTGTTATGTTGGTTGCAGTGAGTGTACCAGAGACACTCTCATTACCCGTGATGTATGAGCTACCACTGACGCTAGAGTTGCCTGCGATGACAGAGCTACCAGCAACATTCAAACCTTGACTGCTACTAACGCCGGGTGCAGTAGTTGGATGAGTGAAGCCATACGTCCCACCGCTGTAGTGTATATATGAAGCACCGCTGTTACCGAAGAAGACAAGACCTGTAGCAGGGTTGCCCGCTCGCATAGTCTGTATGTCAGCATTACCAACGATCATCCCATGCTGCACGTTGAGACTGCTACCAGCGAGGTAAGCTGTACTAGCACCATCATGCACAAGATACTTCGTGTTGCTAGGACCGAAGTACAAACCGCCTGCTGCTGCTGATACGAAGTTAGCACTAGTAGTTATATTACCTACAACCCCTGCAGCACCAGAGACACTCAAGCTCTTAAGTGCTATATCGCCAGTGCTACGAGTAACTGTTAGTGGTGCGTCTAAAATAGCGCCAGCATCATTGCAACGATACAATGCAAAGTTACTACCAGTGTTACTACCACCTTCACCGCCGCCGTTGCCTGGCTGTAAAACCCACCTACTTACACCATTAACACTACCAAGTATACTACTAGCTTGATCACCAGCAGTCTTATCAAGCGTCAATGCTGGGCTAGCGGTGTGAATGGTTACATTACCACTCACTGTACCACCAGCCGCAGGGTAGCGTGTCGTGTCAGTAGGATGCCTATGATCACCTCTAGAGTAATCAAGTGCTACGCCGGGTGATCCAACACCATCCATGAGTGGTGTTGTGTTGCTAGGCACATTGTCAGCGCCACCACCCCCTGGAGGTGCATTAACAGTAATGCGCCACTTCTCACCATCCCAGACGTAGTTGGTGTATGCATCACCACTAGTAGGTGCATTGGGGAAGTTGAATGACATTATGCTATCCCCTGTACTGCGATGGTACGAGCGCGGGCAGTGGCTGGCCCTGATGCGGTGATTAGGCCTGGGTCTTCGGTGGCGGCACGTAGCTTGCGCCGTGCAGTGTAGAGGTTCTGGTGAATGTCTTTTGTTGGTGTCGGGAGAAGATTGTAAGTGTTGCCGTAATTAGCTGGAAACCCGATATACGTCTCACCGTTCGGTGTTCCGCCTGAACAGTAAATAAACCACAGTGTATTCTTTAATCCCCATGCAGGTGTAAGTGGCGGTGGGTCGTAAACTGTATCAGTGGCAGCAGATACAACACTCGCTGACACTGGCACACCAACGTAGCCTCTTATACAGTAAACAACGCCAAGCAGGGTATAAACACCGGACAAATTATAGATCAACGTGTCTGACCCACCACCTGTCGCAATCCTGTATTGCGCCGACAAGCTGTCCATTGTTGTCCAGGCTGATCCACCAAGACTTGACACGCCGCCTACGCCAACCAGCGACAACAACAAGTCACCGGCTCTAACGCCAGTTGGCATGTTCACGTTGTGCGTCGTTCCAGCAGGACTGCTAGTGGTCGCAACGCTTTTGACTATTGGAAACGACGGCCACACCTTCACACCAGCCGCATATACAGCGTCGGCATTAACACCACCGAGATAGATGTTGTCGGCGTCGTTGAGCTTCATCCCACCACCACATATAGCTTGTTGGCATCAGGTGGCGTCAGCGCGTCGTAAGCAGCTTGCGTGATCTGCACCCAATCGCGGGCATCGACGTACTGCTTAGTGGCGGCGTGTAGCGCCAGTGTCGGATCAGCAGGCAGAAGGATCGGAGCGTAGGACGTTATCTTTGGCGCGCCTGCGGAGATCGTCCAGTTCATTAACTTCGTACTATTTGCAACAACCGTAACACTCGCCAGCGCTTCGCGATAAAATCCGAGGCCGCTCTCAGACATAAACGTATGGCTGGGGCCTGCCAGCGAACCGTCAGGTGTTTGTAGACCGCCGCTGGTTAGTGCGTGACGTAGCGTGCCAGCGATCACAACATTCACAGTGAAAGCAGACCAGTAAAACCCGGTGTTGGTTGATCCGGCAAAGTTTAATGCTGGAGCAGCCGTAGTGCCTGATGGCAGGGTCAACGGCACTGTTGAGGTGTGCACCGTGTCGGAGATTGTTAGCCGAGCCACGTTACCGACAATCGCCGCCAGTGATGTGCTACTAGGTGAGTAGAACCCAACACCGTAACGGCCTAGCGTGACGCTTGGGGCTGTTAAAGTCCCGGTAGTAGTCCAAAACTCCACCCCTACATTCACGTCAGAGCTTGTGACGTTCAGCCGAGTTGTGCCTCCTACCGACACGATTACTGAGTTTGATGTCCCAAGAAGTCCAGTGGATGCTGTGCCGAAGTTGAGTGCCGTTACTGTCGCTGTTCCTGCTGGCAGCTTCAGCGGACCCGTCATCGTGTCGCCAGCTTTAGCAACCTTCTCTGTATCTAATTCAGCTATTGCAGCTTGTACGTCTGTAGCAGCTACACCTCCAGCCGGTGTGAATGTGATACCAGATGCAGTGCCACCACCTCCACCACTACCACCACCAGAAGGATGAACGTGATCTTCGCGTGCGTACTTGAGTGAAACACCAACAGCAGCCGTACCTTCTACGAGCGGCGCAACTGTCGCTGGAGCAGGTCCACCTCCACCTCCACTAAGGCTATCAGCATATGCTTTAGTCGCAGCATGTAGTGGGTTAGTCGGTGCACCTGACAGTGTTAACAACCCTGTCATCACATCGCCAGACTTAGCAACCTTTTCGTTATCAACCTCAGTTATAGCCCCTTGCACGTTAACAGCAGCAACATTACCGACTGGTGTGAATGAAGTAGTTAATGCTGTACTACCAGCACTTGTCTTATTATCTACATATTGCTTAGTAGCTGCGTGTAGTGTGTTAGTTGGATCAGCATGAAGTGTTAAGTAGCTGGACATAGTATCGCCAGCTTTAGCGACTTTCTCATTATCAAGTTCAGCTATGGCTGCTTGCACATCAGTGCTACTGATGTTGCCAACAGGTGTATATGTTATACCTGTTGCTGCACCTCCAGCACCTCCACTACCGCCACCAGCAGCTACCCAAACAGCGTCCTTGCGTCCATAGATTGTACCATCTACCGGCGCATCAGGGATGCCGAAGCGAGCATCTGCGTATTGCTTAGTTACAGCGTGCAGTGGTAGAGTAGGATCACCGCTCAATACGAGCGGGCCTGTCATAGTGTCACCACCTTTAAGCACGAAGAAGTCAGCATTAGGCACACGTACAGCTTGCACCCACTGTGTACTGTCGCCGTCATTATAGAGTATGAACAGTGTACCTACATCGCTCTCCCACCACAGTGTGTTGAGAGGAACGCCTACAGGTGGTGTATCACCGATGTATATAGTAGGCTTAGCGTCTACATAGCCCTTAGTAGCACCATGTGTAGCACTGCTAGGTACAGCAGTAAGTAGCACCTGTGCGAACGTAGGTGTCTGTGTGATACCCAAGCCTAAGTTATCACGTGATGTTGAAACGTCAGCAACGTCTGACAGGTTATTATCAACTAACAACACCATGCTGCTAAAGCTGGTGAAGTCGAATATGGTTTGCCAGTACGCTATATCAGGTGGGAAAGTTGGGCCAGATGTATGCTTAGTTAAGCACAAGTAGTATGCAGTCACATCTACAGTTACGATGTCACCTGTTACATACGCAACATCAGGTAACCACTGCCCGCGGTATACGGGTGTGTTGCCTAGTTGCAGTGACCAATAGGTGGGATGTAGTACGCGATCTTCTTCAAATGTACCAGTAGATGCGCTGACGTGATCTACTAATGCTCTATATATATTACCAGTGTCGCCGTCGAATGTACGATCACCGACTAAGTAGTGTATATTGTTAGTCCACTCACCGCGTAGCTCACCTGTACCTGTCTGTCTAAATAACGCATCAACCATATTCCAGTTGGAATACTCAAGCGTATGCCAACGTGGTGTGTCGAAGTTAATAAGCTTGAAGTCGTAGTTAGGTGTGTAGCCGCGTATATTAGCTACCATGACATTGCCACCATAATATGATGTGGCAATGAAGCCAGCGCGCCTTGGCCGCTTGTGATGTGGTAGGTAGTTAGATAGCACATTTCTGTAACTCTGTCAATGGCTTATACGCTGTATACGTCTATCCTCTTATTACGCTGCCACGTTGATACAAGAAGCTGAGTGCATTGATTGACAATGGCTTCACACTACTACCAGTCATGCGTGCCTTCATCAACTTGAAGCGCATAGGCACCATCCACAACTTCTGCTCACGTGTACGTCTACCAGCACCATACACCTGTGCACCAGCACCATATGCACCCGCGTCATTAGGTACAAAGGTTAGTTGTCTAGCTGGCTTAAGTTGACCTGTGGCTGCGTCCTTGTATATGTTGTCAGCGAACAGAGAGAGTGTGAACTGTGCCTCACCTACTGCATCTATGTGTGTGAAGCGCATAGCCTTTGCTATCTGTCGTGCACCGAAGTCAGCCCACGGTAGCTCCCATGTGAAGTCTATAGGTTCACCTAAGTACTCCTCCCAAGAGTCGATCTCCATTGCACGTGCTGTAGCGAAGTCGCTAGCGGTTGTTTGTACATCTACTATGCACTTATACACTAGATCATCTGTGCTATCATATATACGGTCACCTACACGGTACTGCTGTCCACTCGTCCAATGCGGGAAGTCATACATACGAAACCAATCAGCACTCACGTGGTGATCAGGTGAACCGTAGCGCATCATGTAGCCGTCAGGCGTGAATAGGTACGACCTACCTTCTACTGTGTTGCAGCCGCAGTTGAAGCGTAGGAACTTGTTAGTCTTGAACCTAGCCCACGCTGTAAGCTTTAGCTGTGGTACGTAGTGGTAGATGTACCCTATGGTGCCATCAATGACAGGCTCGATCTTCACATTGTTACCACCACCACTAGTCGAACTGGGTGTTGATCCTACTGGCAATGTTGTACCTATAGACACTAGCAAGTAGTTCTCATTGAGCACACCCATGATAGTGCGCTCGCCGTTGATGTTCGCAGCGATGATACCACTGAAGCCTGTAGCGTTGCTGATCTTAACTATGTCGCCCTGCTCAAGCTGATGATCATCTATACGCATGATGAGCGTTGACTTCATGAACTCATCATCAGCCATGTCATCATCGAAGTAGAATGGGTCAATCGTTAGTAGCCTATCGTCCTCTGTGTCGAACTTAGGCATGTAGAAGTGTACACACTTATTCTTACCATCAAAGAAGCCGAACGTCTTAAGTCTCATTGTCTCCTTGCGTAGTCTACCGATGTGAGCCGACATCATGCTCTCGATGTAATTGCTCACACGCTCAGGTACTACAGCGTTAGTTGTAGATGACAGCTTCGCACTAGGTACACCGTTGAAGTCGATCATGAACACGTCGCTGCCTATCTCAACGATGCTGCGAGGTGCATTACTACCGAAGCTATTGAGCGTGTCTATAGGCTGTGGATCGTGTACATCGCCGCCGCTGATGGTAGCTGTAGTGCCATACTTCATCAGCGTGGTAGCTGTTGGCTGTATGACTAGCAATGTGTCTTTGATCGTAGCGAACCCACGCACCGTCTGCTCAGGACTAGCGACGATCTTGCTCATATCAATGTCTACACTGTCACCCGCACCGGGCGAATCTGAGTAGACCATTGATGTATCTTTGGCTGCTATGCGTATAGATGTAGTCCACTCAGGTTGTGTGAGTACCTCTGTATCATGTATAGTGAAGTACCTGAACGCTGACTTACACGCATCGAACGCTGGCACCTTAGCATTGCTGCTGCTATTGCCTGGGTCTACTAAGTAGATCACCTTGTCATCACGTGTGAAGTCAATCGACAATGGCTTGTCTCTACCATTGCTGCATATCAACTCCTTACCGAATATGTCACTAGCGATCATATCGGTGGCTGTCCACGCTATAGGTGCACCTGGCAATGCGAATGCTACAGCAGCACTCCATATACGCTGTGTATTCTTATCTCTATCAACTGTGAATATCTCGCCTGTGCTAGTCCACACGACGATGTAGTTGGCGAAGTACTTGCACTCTATAGGCTCACCACCGAGCATGTGCGTGTCGATGCTGAAGTTTACAGTGTTAGCACCACTCACACCTGTGCCTGTGGCTGAGTTGGTGACTACTATCTCTACTGCGCCAGCGTTGATGACACGTCTAACGCTATGCGTCCTATTCAACATCACAGGTGTCACACCGTTGTAGACACTAGTCCAACCGCTAATCGTGATGTGTGCTAATACGTTGGTGCCTGACAATCCGTGCGTGATATTGAGTACGACAACACGTGACTCTGACACGGTGCTGATAGTCATCAGTGCTGATGCGGGCTGCGTCTCATTGCCCTGCTTCAGCTTCAACCACATCTCATAGCCCTGGCGTGGGCCTACACGTCTATCTGTGTAAGTCACCATGTTGTCGAACACAGGTGCGAACTTACTCGTCAAGTTCTGCTCACTGTCAACGACGTTCAGCCCACCACCGAAGTCACGTATGGTGACATTCTGCAGCTTAGGTGTAGGACGTGGCTTAGGTCTACCAGCTAGCTTCGCTTGTCTAGACAGCATCTGCACCATTACGTCCACCTGTTGACAGTAGAGCGCGATGATAGCACTGTGTTGATTGGGATGTTGAATTGCTGTCTGTTGAATTGACTGAGTGCATCCTGAAACAGCATCTTGAACTTGTCACTAGCGCCTGGATTGGTGCCGTCGTCTTCTAGCACATCCCAGCAGCTACCTAGCAGTAGTAGTTGTGTGTCTAGGTATATAACGTCGCTATCCTCTTCAAAGTCATTAGGCTTGGTGCGGTAGGTGATGTACACTTTGCCAGTTGTAGTAACAGGTAGTATCTTGAACCACTTCGCATGGTTGGTAGCATTAGGTCGTATGCTCATGTAGTTGACATCTACATCGCGTACACGTGCTGGTGCGAGTGATATAGGTGAGTGTGCATTCTCACTGTATACACTGTGTATGTCACGCCAATCTTTCACCTTGTCAGTGAGATCACCAACGATCATACCTGTAGTACCATCAAGGTAATGTTCCTCTTGATGTACTGTATACTCAGGTAACCAATACTCCCTGAAGATCATATCGAACTTATGCTGCACAGCTAGCTGTATACGTGGCTCAGCATATATCTGTGCATCTAGCCCTTCAACCAAAGCTAGCCGCTGCAACACCTTAGTAACGATGTCGCCGAAGGTGATCATCATATGCTCCTGTAGTAGAGCAGCCCACACACTGTTACATGTGTGAGCCACCCCGTTGTCTAGCTTACCGGGAGGGAGCTGCTAGACTACTGCGGTTCATACAGATCGTCACTCTTAACGACCTTCTCACTGCCATCTTCAAAGATGAGTGTCACTTGGTCGTAAATAGTACTCAACTCGTAACCATCATCACCTTGTCGAGATGACCTACTAGCTACGATCTTCTTGTCAGCGAACGTAGTACGCAGCTTCTTCGGCTTCGCTGGTGCCTCTGTCGGTGTCTGTGCAGCATGTGGTGGTTGATAAGCAGGTTCTTTAGCCATTGTAACCTCCTAGACGATGACGTGTGCAGAACCATGCAGATTGCTGCGATCTACGAAGCATGAGAAGCGATACCAACGTGTACCATCTGGTGCCGCTGCTGGTGTATATATACCGCGTGGATCATTGCTTGTGAGTGTCTGCACGTTCGTACCAGCAACAAGCGCACCCGCTGCTGCTGTCACGTCGCTTGTCAACTCGCCAAGGATCGAGGTGTGCAACACTTTGTAAGGCACACCAAGGATGACACCAACGCCGATGCTGAACGTACCCGATGCTGGCACGGTGACATAGGCGATGTCTTTGAACATCTTCTTGCTGACAACTGCACCAGCAATAAGCGTGACGTTCTCTTTGATTGCCTGACCGAGATAGTCATAGCCCACAATCACACCAGCACCACCGGCACCAGCAGTAACAGAGATGCTACGACCATAACGACCCATCAAGAACTCAGTCTGTACTGCTGTAGGTACAACATTGCCAGCAGCGGCAAGAACTGTACCGTTGGCAAGCAGACCAGCACCCGCTGCAGCACATGCAGGGATGTCAACTGTAGTGATACCATCAATGCCAACGTCAGCCGCGTAGCACAACTGGTCTACACGGTTATTGACGCGGCGCATACCTGGGATAGCGACTTGTACGGCCATTGTTAGTTGTCCTCATCAGTTGGTGGAACAGCAGCGAGCAGCTTCTCGATCACGTTAGGATCGTTCTCAAGTAGCTTGGTCACTGCGTCCAGGGCTTGTTGATGCTTAGTTGAGAGTGCAGCGTTAGACTGCTGCATTCCTAGAGGTGTATCATCGCCACCTTCTGCCACTAGTGGTATTAGGTTGCGATCAAGCTTCATCCGTACAATGTCCTCATGTGTGAGGAATACACTATCACCGCGGAGTGTACGTACCATGTAGCCGTCTACAACTACATCAGTAGGTACAATGCGGAAGCCTATCTCATCCTTCACAGTGCGATTGACCACGCTGTGACGCTTCATAGGCTCAATCGTGTATGCAGGCACAGCTTTACGCTGTTGCTCCATACTAAGTGCTTGCATGGGTCGCTCAGCGAAGCTGACTACTTCTGCCATTGTAGGCTCCTTAATCGTTGACTACTGCGTGTGTGCGATACTGCTTCCACGTGCAGAACTGGCACTGCGTGATGACACGTTGTCCATAGCCGTCAATCGTCCACGGTGCAGTGAGATCAACATTCTTCATGTTGTTGTCACCGAGGATGTGCAGACGGAGGTAGGTGTCATTCAAGAAGTACGCGCGGTCAACGGGGCAGCTTTCATCATAGATGATCGGCACACCGTTGTGTGAGATACCATCAAAGCCTAAGTCCATCATTCTCTTACCAGCACCTGTGTTATTGAGAGGGATGGTAAGCTTGCTGCGAACAGCAGCCCTATACAGGCGATAGTGGTTACGACCCGCGATGATGACCTTGGGACGCTCTGTACCTTGTTTGAGATCAAGAAGTACGTCGTCATATGCTTCTTCGATGTTTGTACTGTTGAGAGTACCTGCGAAGTCATAGGACGAAGAACGCCATTGCACTTCTGCCGCACGATCCACACCGGCAAGAGAACCAGTAGTAGGATCATCAGGTATAAGCAGTGCCAGACCATTCGGATCGTTGCCGCCACCCAAGCCGTACAGGTAGCTGCTGAACTTCTCCTTGATTGAGAGTTCAAGAGCTTCAAGCTTGCCCTGCAACAACTTAACTGCAGCCTGTTCACCTTTATTCTCGTCTTCTTCCTGATTAGAGATGATGACAGTACCAGCGATACGGGACCAGCGATATTCAAGCTTGATGAACTCTTGCGTCTGCTGCACTGGCAACGAGTCGTAATAGCTGTAGCTACCTACAGTTGGATTGCGACCTGTCAACAGTGGGTTCGTGATGTTGTAACCGCTCGACTCGTTCTCGATACGGTCACGTGCAAAACACCACGCCATGAGCGCGTTGCTCTGCATAGCTGCAACGATGAGCTTCTTACGTGAACGCTCAATCGTCGTCGCCAAGACGTTTTGAAGTACGGGCATCTGTGGATCACCTTATTTGCTGTTGAGTTCTGTGAAGACTGCACTAGCAATGTCACGCCAAGGCGTAGCACTCTTGAAGTCTCCACGTGAGCCGTTTGTAGTGTTGTGGGTTTGAACATTACCAGAAGGCACACCGCGCATGTCACCCGGTGTTGACTGTCTACCACGACCATTGCCGCGTCGAGC